TGGTCGAAAGTCTACGAGACAAAGAACATTGGTATCGTTAGAGCTACTAACGTATCAACACAAGACTAGAGGTAATTAATTATGCCAAGTCAATTTGAAGTTACTGCTGGCAAACTTACTGGACCAACAACTGGTGGTACTGTAACGCAAGCAACTAACAAATCTACAGGTGTGACCCTTAATACTGAGAGTGGTCAGATAACCATGAACAATGCACAGCTTAATGCTGGTGTTGAAGTTACATTTACAGTTACAAACGATAAGATTGCTGCTGAAGATGTAATTGTTGTTAATCATGGTTCTGCAGGCACAGCAGGTTCTTATCTTGTTGGTGTCAGTGAAGTTGCTGCAGGTTCATTTAAAGTAACTGTAACCAACGCATCTGGTTCAAACCTAAGTGAAGCGATAGTCATTAATTTTGTAGCATTGAAAGGTGCTTCTAGTTAATGGGTATCTTCGCATTTAGGCGAATGAGAAAACAGGAGGCTACAAAAAATGTAGCCCCTGTATCTCAACCAAAAACAAAACGTAAGCCAAAACAAAAAACAAATGGCAATCTCGATAGACGCAACAGTGGGGGGAGCATCAGCAAACAGTTACATAACTCTGTCTGACGCTAACGCAATAATTGAAGGTCTTATAGCAGATGATGATGTTTCTGCTTGGGATGGTTCAAATACTGATAATAAAAATAGAGCGCTTTACACTGCTGCAATTCGAGTTGATCGAGAAAGATTTTTAGGTGCAAGAGTAACAAGCACTCAGGCTTTGCAATGGCCTAGAACAGGGGTAAGAAAACCAGACACTTATATAAATACTTATGCTACAGGTTTTCCATTTAGAATATCAACAGATTATTTTACAGACACAGAAATACCAGAACAAGTTAAAAAAGCACAAGTTATTCTTGCAGTTTATTTAAATAATAATAGGGATGGGTTAGGATTAAGTGGCTTAGAGGATTACAAAAACGTAAAAATTGGTAGTCTAGAAGCAACACCTAATTTTTATGGTTCTGTTGGTGCAGATCGAGTACCTCCATTATTCGACAGATACTTCACAGGACTTAGAATTGGTGGACCCGGAAACGTAGCAATCAAAAGGAGCTAACAATGACTTATTATCCAGCAGCAAAAATCATCAATGACACTGCAGCACATACAGGCAGATTTGGTTGCATAAAGGCACTACAGGATTCTGTTATAAATACTTTAGTCGCTGAAAATATTACTGGCGATTTAACAGATTTGCAGTTTAAGTCAAACACGGCAATAGAAGGTGTTATTACAAGTGTAGCGGAACAGTTATTGCTTATTTGTTGTAATGGGATTATCAAGCTCACTTAAAAAAGCATCTGCAAAAATTTTAAACAAATTAGGTGGTAACGTTACTCTAAGAAAAATAAGTACTGGTAGTTACGATACGAGTACAGGTTCAATAAGTGAAAGCGTTTCTGATACTGTAATTAAAGGTTTTTTGGAAGATATACAAAAATCTGAAATAAATGATTTAATTAGACAAAAAGACAAAAAGCTGACAATAAGTGCAAACGGATTAAGTTCTGAAGTAACACCACAAGATAGAATTATTATTGTTGGAATTGAATATCAAATAATACAAGTCAATAAAAATGAGCAAAATAATGAAGTTATAACTTACGAACTTATACTGAGAGCATGAAAAGAATTAATGTTGCTGATATTGGAGATTTTGCTGCAGATCAATACAGCAAAGTTTTGAAATTTGCTGTATTTTCATTAGATCAAAGAATTAAAGTCCAATCTCCTGTAGATGAAGGTGGTTTTAGACAAAATTGGCAAGTAGGTCAAAATTTAAAAACCGCACCAATTATTCCTCCACCATATGAAAAATCAAAAGGGAAAATACCAAAATTAAAAAAATTAAATTATCAAGAAGAAAAATCTGGAAACGTTTATACCTTGATAAATCCACTCCCATACGCTGAAGCAGTTTGCTATGGAACAAATACCCCTCCATCTTGGGGTGGCAGTTTTAAATCAAAACAAGGATTAAGTGCAGGTTGGCCTAATGTTGAAGTTGCTAGAGTTGTAAAAGATATTAAAAAATTTAAACCAAAAGAATAATGGCTGCAATTGATTTAAACACAGTAAGATCTACAATTGAAGGTCGTGTAGCAACAGAACTTGCAAATTCACCAGCAATAAGTGTAGTTTTTGCCAATATGCCCTTTGAACCAACCATTGGCTCAAGTTTTGTACAATGTTTAGTAAATTTTGCAGCAAATGAATATTTAACACAAACAGTTTCAAGTTCAACTGTTAATTCAATTACAGGTGTAGTTACATTAAATATTCTTTCAAAATCAAGTATTGGTTCAGGTGCTAATTTAACGATTGCAAAAAGATTAAGAGATTTATTTAATAGAGAAAAAGTTTCAGATATTTATTTTGAACCGCCAAATGGACCAACTTTATTACAAAGCACTGCACCCGAGGGTTACTTTCAATCGGTTATTAATATAGACTTTGAATTGTTTGAGACAATTTAAATGGAAATTACAGATGAAATGCTCGATATTATTGAGCAAGTGAAAGGAAAAAGAAATCCAGCATTATGGGATTCACGTTGTCAATCAATTCTTTTCAGAAAAAATCAAGAACCAAATGACAAAAAAAATAAAAAAGGTTAAACTTAATTCAAAGTACTTTTAAATTACCATGGCAAATTTTCGAGGAGAGGAGGGTTCTGTATCATTTGATAATGGTTCTGGATCTGTCACTGCTGTAGCTGCAACGACAAGTTGGAGTTTAGATTTAGTTAAAGATGTTCTTGAATGTACTGCACAGGGAGACACTTCAAGAAAATATGTTGGTGGCTTAAAATCAGCAACTGGTTCATGTGAATTACAATATACTGCTACCTCTGGTGATGCAACTGCAGAAATATTGGCTGATATAAATACGTCTGAAGATCCAGCAGATGCTTCATTTAATTTATTTTTAGATACATCTGGCGCTAAAAAATATTCATTTAATGGAATTGTTACTGGTGTAACTATTGGCACAACAGTTGGCGAACTTACAACTGCAACTGTAAGTTTTCAAGCATCTGGAGACGTTACTCAAGCAATTTAATAATTTATGACAAGTAGTACTCGCACTATTGATCTATTAAAAACTTCATTTGATTTAAACCAAAGAAGAAAATTTACTCTTACTAAAGAAGATGGGTCAAAATTGGTTGATCTTTATTTTAAACCTATTACAAGATCTGACAGGGTAAGGGTAACTAACATGACCAAAGACAAAGAAGGTAATGCTGATGCTTTGAGGCAATCAACAACCATGCTTTGTCAAATGGCAGAACTTGAAGATGGCACAAAAGCATTTTCAATGGCTGATGTAGCTTCATTGCAACGAGAAATACCAGAAAAAGTTTTAAATGATATGGAACTTTTCTTGTTTGAAGTTGGTGGTGATGTTGATTTAGATGAAGCAAAAAACGAATAAAGGGGGATAGCTGGTTAGAGTTTGAGTTTTTCCTAGCAACAGAATTAAAAATGACAGTAAGTAGACTCAGAAAAGAATTAACACAGGCTGAGTTTATTTATTTTGCTGCTTATTATGAACAAAAAGGAGAAAAAGAAAAAGCAGAATTAGAAAAAGTAAGAAATTCAAGGTAAACTAGAAAAAAACATTTTCAATGGCTTTTGCTGGTGTAACAATTGATATTGTAGATAAGGCAAGTCGTAAGCTAGAACAGATTAATAATGCAAGTAAAAAATTAGGCAGATCATTTACAGTACTTGAAAAAAGAAATAAAGGTATAACTACAAAATTTAATGGTTTAGCTAAAGCAATTGCTGCTGTTGGTTTGGTTGAATTTGGCAGAAGATCAGTTCAAACTGCTGCAAACTTTGAAAAGTTAAATGTACGATTAAAACTGTTAACAGAACAAACTGGTACATTTGCTAGGTCACAAGAGATAGCTGCAGAAGCCCAAAGACTTTTTGGTATCAGTTCAACAGAAGCATTGGATGGTATAACAAATATAACTGCACGTTTGGCACCACTTGGTACAGGTGTAGAGGATATTAGAACAACATTTATTGGATTTAACACAGCAGCAAAATTAGCTGGTGCATCTTCAATAGAAGCATCTAACGCATTCAGACAATTAGCACAGGCTTTAGGTTCTGGAAGATTACAAGGTGATGAATTTAGGTCATTAGCAGAGCAAGTTCCAACATTATTAGCACCAATTGCTAAAGAATTAAATACAACTGTTGGCGGTTTAAAGAAATTTGCATCAGAAGGTAAATTGACTTCTGATGTTGTTATTAGGGCATTGAAAAAAATTGAACAAGAAGGCGCACCAGCACTTGCTGCATTATTAGAAAATGATCCTACTCAGGTATTTAAAAATCTTCAAAATGAAATTGAAGATTTACAGATCACAGTAGGTAAAGCGTTATTGCCTGCTGCTAAATTTGCCACAGAATCGTTAACAATACTTGCAGATACCATAAATTCAATACCGCCAGAAATAACGTCATTTGTAGTTGTTACTGGAACACTCGCAACTGCATTTACACTTGCTTTGCCAATAATAAAAGCGGTGATAGGTACACTTGTAACTTTAAAAACTATCGCTGCTGGTGTAGCTTTGATACTTGGTGGACCCTTAACTGTTGCCTTAGCAGGTTTGGCAGCATTAATTGGTAAATTTACATATGATATTTACAAAAACAATAAAGCTCAAAAAGAATTAGAAGAATTACTTGAATCAGGAACTGAAGCAGCAATTAATGAAATGATTGCTGTAGAAAAAAATACATTATCACAATTATTAAATACAGAAGCTAGAGGCCATGCCAAAAAAGGATTACAAAGACAAATAAAAGAACAAAAAGAACTAATTAAAAAATTAGAAGAAGAAGCAAAACTTAAAAATAAAATAGAAAAAGAAAATAAATTAATAGCTGACAGAGGTACAACATATACTGTAATGGGTACTACATATGACTTTGCTGCAGAAGGTGGAAAAAGCCAAGGTGCAATATCAGGTGCTGGTGTTTTAACAGCACCAAAAGATTTAACAAAAGAAGAAAAATCTGCTGCAAACAAAATAGTTCAATTAAAAAGATCTATTCAGTTAAAACAAACTGAAAATGATACTGACAGACAAATATTAGAAAGAAAATTTGAATTAATTGATAATTTAAAAGAAATTAATAAAATAAAAGACGATAAAACAAGAATAGAGGCAATATCTCTTGCTAATACAGATTTTGAATTAGATAAGCAAGATATATTAAATGGTAAATTGAAAGAGCAAGTTTCAATTTCAAAAGAACTTGGAGATACTTTAGAACAAGGTTTAGTTGAAAATATAAAAGGTGCTATAAATGGAACACAAACTTTTGGTCAAGCTATGAATAATGTATTAAATAATTTAAAAAATAAATTAATGGATAGAGCTTTAAGCAATTTATTTAGTGGAATAGGTAATGCAGTATTTGGTAATGATTCTGGAAATAAAGGATTTCTAGGTGGTTTGTTAGGTGGGATATTCGGCGCAAGAGCAAATGGTGGACCCGTTCGTGCTGGTAAATCATATCTTGTTGGAGAGCGTGGTCCAGAAGTATTTACACCAGCAAGCTCAGGAAACATCACAGCAAATAATAAAATGGGTGGAGGTGTTGTCAATATATCAGTAGCAGTTGACGCTTCTGGTAGCTCTGTGCAGGGAGATACTGGATCGTCACAACAATTAGGAGAAACTATAGCGTTGGTTGTACAAGAAACTATTGTAAGAGAAAAAAGAAATGGAGGTTTATTAGCATAATGGCAACATTTCCCTCAATCACTCCAGCCTACGGAGAAACACAAACGATAGAGCAAGATAATATTGTTGTAAAACTTGGTGATGGATATGAGCAGAGATTAGTTAGAGGACTTGCAGCTAATAAAAGGTATCATGTCGTAAGTTTAGTTTTCAATATTTCACAGTCTCAAGCAGATACAATCAATACATTTTTAAATGCACGTTTTGACGATCAAGACTCTTTTCAATACACAATAGGTGGTGAGTCCTCTGCTAGAAACTTTAAATGTACTAGGAGAAGTGTATCTATACCTTATAACAACAGAGTCACAATGAACTTGACTTTTGAAGAGGTCTTTGAGGCTTAATGGCAATACCACATTCTGAACTACAAAAAATAAATCCAAATTCAATTATTGAACTGTTTGAGTTAGAACTTGTTGAGGGTTTGCATTATGCAACTGGCAATCCAACAAATGTTCCTACAATCTACCGCTTTCATGCTGGTGGTAATATAAGTACTTATGCAAATATTGTTTGGCAAACAAATACTTATGAAAGATTTCCTATAGAAGCAAAAGGTTATGAATATGCAGGCGAAGGAAAAATTCCAAGACCTACTTTAGTGATGAGTAATTTGGGCGGTATTACAAGAGGTGGTTCAGTTATTAGGGTTACAGATTTATTAATTACAGTAAATTTAGTAACACCTCATAATGATTTACTAGATGCAAAAGTAACAAAGAGGACTCTTACTGCTGATGCTTTAGATGCAAGTAATTTTGCGGGAAATACAAACCCTTTTGGCACTCCAAGTTCAAACGAATTGCCACAAGAAATTTATTTTATTGATAGAAAAATTCAAGAAAGTAGAGACGTTGTTTCGTTTGAATTAGTAAATAGACTTGATATGGAAAACAAAAGAGTACCAGCAAGGCAAGTAACAAGAAAAGATTTTGAAGGTGTTGGTACATTCGTAAACTAATTATGAATGAATTTTGTAAGTTACAAGCTATCGCACACGCTAAAGAGGTGGCTCCAAATGAATGTTGTGGATTATTTTTAAAAACTGAAAAAGGTTTTGAATATTTTAGATGTAAAAATGTTGCTTATGAGTTTCAGGCTAATTCTTTTGTTATTGACCCTTTTGATTTTGCAGATGGGGAGGACAAAGGAGAAGTTGTTGGAGTTCTACATTCACACCCTCAAAACGTATTAGAATTTTCTTCAGAGGATATTGCTAGTTGTAATTCAATACAAATACCTTTTTATCTTGTTTGCCCAGATTTAGATAAAATGATTGTAATTGAGCCTAAAGAAGATGCTTAAAAAAATAAAAGTTTATGGATTTTTAAGAAAATTTACAGGCCAAAGTGAATTTATGGCTGATGTAAATTCTCCTTATGAAGCATTTAGTTTTTTATTTTGTAATTTCAAGGGTCTTGAAGAAAAAATGACTAAACAACTTTTTTGTGTGAAAGTAGGCGATAAACCAATAACAGAAGATTTTTTAAATATAAGAACAGAGCAAGAAATAAAAATAATACCTCTTGTTCATGGTAATTTTTTTACTTTAATTTTTGGTTTAGCCCTTAATTATGTAGCAAAAGAATATATAAAACAGGTGGTTGTTAAATATGTTTTAACTTATGTTGCATTAAATTTAATACAAAAAGGTGTAAATGATTTACTTTCACCTCAAGAGCCGACACAAAACAGAGATTCAGGCCAAGACCCATTAGACCCATCTGCATTGGCAAGTAACTATTCATTTACAGGGCTAACAAATATTAGTCAAGCTGGTATTCCTGTGAATTTGGCTTATGGAGA